ATCATTCGACACCAAGTAATCCATTTCTTCCTGATATGACATTTTTTTCTGTTTAGTATGACGAAGTATGACACAATCTATAGATAAATTTGCCACCGTTCCCTCTTCCATGAGTTCTGAAGTTGTTATGACTTTTTTGACAGGACCAAACATTCCTTCAAGTTGAAGTCTATGACATTCAGAACCATCAAGTGTTCCTGTTGTGCCAATTCTGATAGCAGTATTTTTCATCTTCTCTAAGATGCCTTTTAGTGTTTGTGCTTTGAAGAGGTGTGCTTCGTCTCCGATGACAACATCGAAACTTTCCATGACATCTTTAGGAGCTTTAGCAAATGACTGCCATGTAGTGATGGTGATGTTCGAATCAAATACAGGCTGACCCGAATAAATTTTACAAATCTTTTCATCATATCCATACTCCTCGAAGTCTTTCGCCATTTGCTCTACAAGTGAAGTTGTAGGGACAATGATAATAGTTTTGCAGTTAGGTAAAGACATTTCGCCTTCAAACCATCTACATAACATATATATAATAAGTGACTTCCCACTAGCAGTAGGAGATAAGAGTAATTGTCTGCCATACTGTACAGCAGTTTTAAAAGCATCTATTTGATAATCTCTTGGTTTAAATGGTAAACCTAATCCAGGAATTAAGTCATCACCATTGATAAAGAAATCTACATCTTCATCTGTTATTCTTGTTTTATCACCAATAACATCATGTATACCTTCGAATTTATAACCACGTTCTCTACAGAATTCATCTACGTATGGTAAAAGACCAATGTAGATTTTATTTGTTTTGATTGAAAAGAGTCTGACTTTACCATCCCAATATCGATTCTTGACTGAGGGCATAAACTTTGCATTTGGAACTGAGAATGAAAAGAAGTCGAATAAATCCCTTGCAAGACCATCATCGCAATCGACTCTCATAAAGACTTCATTGACTTTTGATACTTTAACAGTATTAGACATAGAAGTTACCATGAAACCAACTAACTAGTGATTTTCTGACTCCTTTAACAACAGGTGTAACTTGATGATATGTATCTGAGGGAAAGACTATAAGAGAGCCTTTTGCCTTTCCACTAAAGGGTACTGTTCTCTTAAAATTACCAATATCAACACGAGTATCGTATATATCCAACTTATCAAATATTCCTTGATATTCAATATAGTCAAAATTACCACCCTCATAATCTTCTGGGTCTGACAGTTGAACAGTAGAAGAAAGTTTTCTTACACTTCCATTTTTGCCTTGAGGTTGGTCACTTGAATCTAAATGCCACAGATAAAAGTCGCCTTCAACTTGTGCATCAGGTCTATGTTCGTATGTTGTGTATTGGTGTGGTTCTTGATAATCCCACTGAAGATTCCAACCTGCTTCCATATTTGCCATATTGATACCATCAATCAATTTTTGTTCTATCTCTCTTGGCATTATATGAGGTTCTAACCACAGATTTTTTGATTGTCTTATGGTGCTATCTTTGTTGCCTTCTCTGTGATGAGTTCTATCGTCTGGGTCTTTGTTACCTTGACCTATCATGCTTTCTTCTAATTGATATTTACTTGCGATAGCATGAATCTGATTGACTTCTTGAGGTGTAAAATATTCTGGATATATCCAAATAGAATTTGTTGTAATCATTATAAACCTGCCATGAACTTTTTCCACTCAATAGTGTTTTTAATTGTTTGGTGTCTCCATGTCACATTCTCCATGCAACGTCTGATAAACTCAATGACTTCTCTTGTGTATTCTATTTGTGCTTTGAGTTTTTGTAAATCTGGGTCTGCATCATAAAAAACAGACATATCATTCTTCATAATTTTTAGACCATCGAAGGGGTCATCGTTCCAACCCAACTCTTTGATACGTGCTTCGTCCATTTTGCCATTGTACCATAACCATTTATCTTTCATCAAAAGACTACGTTTGAATTCTAAGTTCTTTAACTTGATAACATTATCAGTAAGCAACTCTGAATACTTGGCATGTAATTTTGGTACTTCTAACGAAGATTTATCAAGTTCGATATCATCGATGATACAATCTTTGGACCACATTTCTTTAATTTCATCTAAAGTCATAATATACTATTATACTACAGTTTGTAGTATTTATGAAGTAGTTTTTATTTCGTAATAGGTGAATCTAAATGATACAGTAGCAATGACTGGTTCTGCATCTGCACCCGATTCTAATTCGATTCCACCTAGATTGATTGGGAATGCATCATGGAATCTAAAATACTTATTTGGTAAGTTTTTGTTTGTGTTTGTTATAAGTGTGATATCTGAGAACTGATTTAAATCATTATCAGAACCTGCATATATATTTGTTTTGTTAGTTCTTGTATCAGTGTATCTTCCAAACGAAGAACCATCACCGACAGGTACAATAGAGTCCATCCAATCATATATCTCTTTGAAGTTTTCTAAATCTTCGTCAACTAAAAACGATACATCTAACGTATCGAATGATGCTTTATCACCAGGGAAGTAAGCATCTAAACCTGAACCTGTAGGTTGTGTTGTTTCACCAAATTGTAAACCTGGTAATGTTACTGTTCGAACATAGTATTCTACATTTGGTGTCTTATCAATAAGAAGTCTAAAATTATTCTTATTGAGAATAGATTTGTTTATATTAGTTGCCAAGTTTTATTACTCTCTTAGTTGATGTAGTATCTTGATAGTCATCACCTCTATATGTTCTACAAACAGTTTCCTCACAAAGATAACCGTCTTGTATATACTGAGTAGTGATTGTTCTATTCAATACATTGGTTGTTTCTACACCATTAGGAAATGCACTTTTCTCCCATGGTCCTTCTAACACTTTCACATTTTTTGCATAATTTGACATTGTTTTTCCTCTAAGGGGGGTGATAATTCACCCCACACTATTATTTATCTTAACTTACTTCTCGTTTACGAAATCATTAAACTGCTTTGCAGTATTAATAACATCTTGAGCAGAATATGTTCTCAAAGGTATTTCCTTTTTAGACTCAGCATGATTATCATTCCATGAATATATGGTTTGCCTTTCATTCTCGATGTTGTTGATAATAACACTCTCGGCGAGAGATAGTAAGTCGGCACGGATTTCGTACCCAGATTTTGGTTGATTTGCCATTTTTCCTCCTGTGTGTTTGTGTGTTAATGACAACTATATTTAGTTCGCTAAAAAAAAGGTCTCCGAAGAGACCTTTTCTCAAATCAATATTGATTTTACAGAATGTTAGTAACTTTAACTTTTCTGTAGTATTGGTTTGTTCCATCGGAAGCAAGACCGTTAGCAGGTGTTGACCCAACAAATGGGTTAGAAACCATACCGTATCTTGTTTTAAATCCGATTTTTGGTTGGAAAGTATTCTCACCAACTGCACGAACCATTTGTAATGGAACGTAAGGACAATAGAACATACCAGCGTCATAAGGATTACTTCCTCTATAACCAACTGTTAAGTAGTTTGCACCAGCATAAGGGTCGATGTAAACTTTAACTCTTCCGTTTAATAGACCAGCAAAAGTATTACCAGTATCGTCAACGTTTAAGTTGGTATTTAAAGCAGGTGCGTAATCTAATACTCCTGCCATTGAAAGAGCAGATGCTACGTCTGAAGAACATAGAATAAAGTTACCTTTACCTCTTCTTGTTTCTTTAGCAATTTTGTTTGATTCTCTTTCGATTTGGAATAATAAACCTTTAAACTTCTCTACAGACCATCTACCGTTAGCATCAACGTCTAAGTTGAAAGTACCTGCTACCGCAGTGTCAGCTGCACCAGTTTTTGCCTGGTTGTTGACTTCTCTTACAACTTCTCTGTTGATTTCAGCAAGAATTTCTGATGAAAGAATGTTTGCTAGTTCTGATTCTGCATCAAGACCGTGGATTGCTTTTAAGTCTTGTGCTAGTTCGAGTGTGTACTCAGCTTTTAATGCTCTGGATACTGCTGTCACTGTTGATTTCTCAATTGTGAAACTCATTTCATTGAATTCATTAGAAGTTCCGTCTCCTAATGCTTCAGCAGTAGCTGTACTCATACCTGTGCTTGTTGCGTTTTCATACGCACTAGCAGCTGCGAAAGGGTCACCTTCTGGGTCAGCGTCAACACCAGCAGAACCGTTAGGACCTGCAGAAGCAGATTCTCCAGTTCTTGGTTCGTTAACACCTAATGCCTCAGATTGGTCTTCTCTACCACCACTTGGGTAGTCTGAGTATCTTGCTTTCATAGCGAAGATAAGACCAGTAGGACCTGTCATAGGTTGAACACCGCAAATGTCGTATGCAACGAGATTTGGCATAGCACGTCTTACTAATGAAATTAGGATTGGGTCCCAATTAGCAATAGCAGACGAACCAGTAGCATTTAAAGGTGCAGCTTCAGAAAGAGCTGCTCTTTCTTCTTTAAGAGCATTCTCTTGGTTTTCTAAAATAACTGCTGTAACCGCTTTCTTGTAGTTATCCTCAATGCTAGGCAATTCGGAATGTTCTAGAATAGGCGACCACTTTTCTTGTAAGTTTTCTGATAAAAACATTGTTATTTCCTTTAAATATTATTTAAGTTTATTAATTGCTTCTAAGTACTGTGCCATTTCTGGGTCAATAACTTTCTCTGTAGGTTCTACATCAAAAGTTCCTGTTCCTTCTTCGACTACAGTCTCTTCAGCGATAGTCTCACCATCAACAGGGAAATATGCTTCTTTCAACTCAGCAACTTTATCACTAAAGTCTTCTGTGTCTGTGAAGTCTACACCTCTTGATAATGATACCAATTTCTCTTGTTGTGACTCAGACAAGTCTTTACAGGCTTCTCTGACAACGTTATCTCTCTTCAATGAATCTAACTCTTCAGTGATTTCCATATTTTTGGACACTTCACCGTCAAGTTTTTGTTCCATCTCATCGAGACGATTTGCGAGTTCGTCCATAACATTGTACTTATCTTCTGGTACTTCAACATAGTGTTCTGTGAACAATGTTTTTAGTCCTTCGATAAAGTTCTCAGTCATTTCAGACCTCAAACCCCTTTCAATTGCAAGTTCGTTTTCTTTCGTCCACTCTTCTGCACAATATGTTAGATACTTATCAACTGCTTCTGCTAAGTCGCCTTTGATAGTGTCTATTGAGGTTTTTAATGATTCTTCGTGTTCTTTTTGTAGAGATTCTTTGATTTCTTCTACTTTAGATGAAACTGCTGCCTTGAATATGGTTTTTGCCTTTTCTGTATTTTCTTCAGAAAGTTCAAGTGCTTCTGAGATTTTAGATAGGTCGTCTTCCACTTCCATCTCGACTAGGTCAGACTCGACTTCTACAGATTCTTCGACTTCTTTCTCGTCTTCATCTTCTTCGTCTTCGTCTTCCTCTTCTTCTTTTTTCATCTTTTTCTCATCTTCTTTCTCTTCAAAGAATGCTTTAGATGATTCTTCAACTTCGTCCTCATCTTTTTTCTTCATGAGTTCTACGATGTTTCTTGCAATTTCTGCCTTGCTTAAGGATTCGTCAACCTCTTCTTCGTCATCAGAC